GAATGAATCAGAAAAATTAGCTTGGATGTCGACTTACTGTCACAACCATAAACTTTATGAAGACGCAAACATTATGTCTTTAGACCCAACAATGAACTTAGCAGGTATGGGTGCTGCAAAATTCCCATCTGCACATGGTGTAGCTGATGGATCAGGAGACAAATCTCCTTCTTTATTACCTTTAGCAATGCAAGTTGCTGCTCAAACTGTAGGTTTAGATTTAGTACCTGTAGTTCCTATGGCTGGACCAATGGGATTATTATCTTACTTAGACTTTACTTATGAAGGTGGTAGATTAGATAATGGTGTTGCTCCAACTTACGTAAAAGCTTCTGGAGCTGCTTCTGCAGATATTACTGCAGTTTCTGGAACTAATGGTGATTACGAATATATTGGTGATTCTCGTATAGATGGTAAGCAAATCTATAAAGTTGGTACTATCGATAGTTCTAACGCAACTGTAGCTGCTGATTTAGAAGATGCAGGTGCTGATGCTGGTTCAGTTGAACTAGTAAAAGCTTTAGAAGATCACATTAAAGGATTTGTTGCTGCTGATAAAGCTGGTAATCCATTCTCAAGAGAAGCTGGTGAATCAACTCCAGACAAAGTAATGGGTCTTTCTTTATTCTCTAAAAGCGTTGCTGCTCAAACTTTCCAAGTTGCTGCTGCCGTAACAAGAGAGCAAGTTCAAGATTTAAAACAATTCGGTGTAGATGCTGTTGCTCAAGTTGAGTCAGTATTAACTAACGAATTAACTCAATCTATTAACCAACACATCTTAGGTGCTATTAGAGCTCAAGGTACTTCTAACGTAACTAAAGCTTTCGGTGCTGCTACATCATTTGATATAGCATTAGCTGATGCATCTGCTTTAGCTGGTGGTGAAACAGTTGCTTCTGAGCAAAGAAAAATCTTAACTCAGATCTTAGCTGCTGCTAACTTAATCGCAAACAGAGGACGTAGAGGTGCTGGTAACTTCGCTGTTGTTGGAGCACAAGTTGCTACTGTATTACAATCAGTTTCTGGTTTCGTAGCTAACCCAATGAACAACACATTCACTCAATCTGCAGGTGCAATCTATCCATTAGGATCTGTTGCTGGAATCAATGTTTACACTGATCCAACTTTAGACTGGGCTGATTACCAAGTTGCTGTAGGTAGAAAAGGTGACGGAAACGGACCTGGATTAGTATTCATGCCTTATTTAATGGCTGAATCTGTACAAACAATCGCTGAAGGAACTATGGCTCCTAAAGTTGCTGTTAAGTCAAGATTCGCATTAGTTGAAGCTGGATTCCATCCTGAAACTCAATATGTTACTTTCAACATTTCTAACGGAAGTGGTTCATGGACTAACTTAATCAACTTAGCTTAATCTTAGATTATACTAAATATTTTAAAAAGGGAAATCGAAAGATTTCCCTTTTTTATTTAATTAATATAGATATATAAGTTATAAACAAAAATAAATGTAATGGAAGAATTTAATAATTGGTATAATTTAATTAAGGAACAGATATCCGAACCTACTGTAGCAACAAATGAACCTACTGTAGCAATAACAGAACCTACTGTAGCAATAACAGAACCTAAAAGTAATAGAGACGTTATTATTAATGATGTTGATTCTATTATGACCTCATTAGAAACTCTTTCTAATGAATTAAAAGAACAATTAATAAATGAAGAAGGTCTAGCCACTGTTGCTGCCGCTGGTGCAGCTGGTGCTGCTTTAGTAGGACTTGGAATGGGCGCTAAGAAATTGTATGATGCTTCAGTTACTGCACCAAAGGCTCGTAAAGCTCAGGCAAAGGTAAATGTAATGAATTTGAAGGTTGCTGGTGTTGAAAATATGATTAGTAGTGCTGATAAAGAACAAAAAGATAAATTAAAGGCAAAACTAGACGCGGCTAAAGAAGCTGCCAAGGAACTACAAAGCTCGGTAGATGATAGGTACGCAAACTCATCGGGTGTGGTTAAGAAGGCACTCAGCTCTGAAAAAGCAAAGGGTAAAATGGAAGTGTTAAAGGCAAGTTTAGGTGATTCAAGCCCTGAGCAGCAAAAACAAATCAAAGATCAATTAGTTAAATTGAAAAATAAAATTGCTAAAGATGATGCTGCGTTTCAAAAAGAAGTAAAAGGCGCCAAAGAAGAAACTCCAGCTAAAGAACTTGATAAAGTAAAAGAACTAACTACTAAAGATGGTAAAAAGGCATCTACCCCGGAACAAGATAAAGTTGCAAAGATGGAGGGAGAAATCAATCAGTATGCTAAAAACATTGATGAAACTAATGCCAATATAAAGAAATATGAAACTAAAATCAGACAGCTGCAGGCAGAAATGGAAAAAGCAACTGATAAACAAAAATTCGAACAAGGAATTGAAGCTCTACAGAATAAAATTAAAGCGGACAAAGAAGATGTCAAAGAGATGCAAACCACTAGAAACAACTTAAAAAAACAGCTTGCTAAAATTGCACCTAAAGAGTCTTTAGTAATCAGAGCAAATGATTTGGGCTTACATGAATTAGCTACTGAAATCTTAGAAAAAGAATCTTGGCAGTTAAGTAACACTAAGTTGTATTCAATGTATAACGAACAACTAACTAAACTAGAATCTGTTGGAATTTTAAACGAATCTAAGTATGTTACAACTTCTATTAAAGATAGATTTTCTAGACTACTATAATTTAGCGTTAGAATTCTTTTTTGCTAATCTCATAAAATCCTTTTGTTCTCGCAAGAGGATTTTTTTTACATGTTTACGAAAAGCAATCGAAGATTTTAATATTCGACTATCTACTGCACCGACTAAAGTATCCCAATATTTAGGATGAACAAAGTTTTTAGCTCTAAAGTCATCAATTTTAGCTTCAATTGGTAAATCACTTAAAGCACATTTCCATTCAATTGTTTTATAACTATCTTTTAATTCATCTAATTGTGAAAATTCATTTTTAGACCAATCATAATAGTACTTGCTATCTTTATCTGCTTGGTGGAATCTACAAATCTCAAATATAATATGTAAGAATTGATCACTTTGCGCACGTTCTTTTAATATCGGATGTTCTAATAATAATCTACGCTGTTGCTTTGATATTGAATTATATTTAACACCGTATCTATTTCTAGGGTATGGACCTCCAGTCCTTTGAATATTAGGATATTTTTTATTATATGCCATATACTATTTATCATGAAACATTTATGCTATAATTTATATAATTAATATAAAATTTATACATATGATCCAAGCTTTATTTACTGAAAAATACAGACCTAAAAATCTACAAGATTTAATATTACCCGATATGGTAATGAATAAATTTAAAGATGGTTTAACACAAAATACTTTATTGGCAGGAAGTGCTGGAACTGGTAAGACTTCAACTGCAAAGGCTATTGTACAACAGTTTGAATTACCATATTTGTATATTAATGCTTCTACAGATACTTCGGTTGATGTGATTAGAACCAGAATTACAGATTTTTGTTCTACTATGTCGATTTTAGATGATCGTGATAAATTTAAGGTAGTTATTTTAGATGAGGTTGATGGTGTATCTGACCAATTCTTTAAAGCTCTTAGAGCAACAATGGAGCAATTTGCAAGTAATAGTAGATTTATTGCTACATGTAACTATATTAATAAGATACCAGATCCTATATTAAGTAGATTTGAAGTAGTTAACTTTGATTTTAATAAAGATGAAGAGGTTGAATTAACCAAGAAGTATATTCGTAGAGTATATGATATTTGTGGTAAAGAAGGAATGACTATAGAAAAACCAGCACTTGTTGAATTTGTTCGTAGAAACTTTCCAGATTTAAGAAGTACTCTTAATAAATTACAGGGTTATAAATCACAAGGTACTACTAATATTACAGTTGAAGATGTTAAAAAATTCAACTCAGTTTATAAGGATATATTTGAATTAATATTTAATGAAACTGATCCAGTTAAAAACTATCAATATTTAGTAGGAGAATATTCTAATAGAGTTGATGATGTTTTACAAACTTTAGGTGAAGAGTTTATTGAATATATTCAAACTGAAAAGCCTAATGCAATTAGGTTTATTCCACAGATTGCAATTGTAGTGGCAGAACACCAAGCACAAAGAACTTTAGTAATTGATGCTGTAATTACAATGCTTTCTTGTGTATATAAAATTCAAGAAATAGTTAGACAATAATTTTTATTTGTCATTAAAAATAGTTATATTTGTATATAACATAAAACTAATATTATGAAATTAGCAAAACATACTTTATTAATTGATGGTAATTACTTCCTACATAGTAGATTATTTGTATTACCAAGAAAAAAGGGTACTCAATTACTAGGAGACCATAAGAGCCAATCGCAATTAATGCGAAAGTTATCTATTGACTTTGCATCAGAGCTGCGTAAAATGGCACCATTCATTGATCAGGTAGTTGTTGCTGTAGATGCTAAATCATGGAGAAAGGATCTTTTTCCAGATGCACAATATAAAGGTACTCGTACGCATGATGATTCTATTAACTGGAAAGCCGTATTTGATGTATATACTAAATGGCAAGAACTATTGGCTAAGCAAGGTGTTGTTATTCATAGAATTAATGGTGCAGAAGCAGATGATGTTATCTTTGGTTGGTCAACTCAATTAAATAATGAAGGTAAAAACTGTATTGTATGGACTGGAGACCGTGACTTAATCCAACTAGTTAATTATAATACTGCAATGGATGCTTATACTCTATGGTATTATAATAGTAAACGTAAATTAATTACATTTGATGGATTTACAAATCTATTAGATAGTGATATGCAAGATACATTAACTAATGAAGAGTTATTATTTGATATGTCATCAACAAATGCTATGGGTAGTAAATTAGTAGATGATATTAAATCGTGGTCAGATAAAAATAATATACAGTTTGAAAGTGTTAATTGTGATGAATTTATTTTTAGTAAGATTTTACAAGGTGATAAAAGTGATAATATAAAGAGTGTTGTTAACTGGACTAAAACTGCAAAGTCTGGTCGTATCATGAATTATTCTATTAGTGAAAAGATTTCATTTAAAGTATTAGATCAATTTACAGCAGAGAATGGTGAATTTAGAATCGATATGTTTTTCAATCAAGATTATTTAGATAAAATAGTTAATATAATTCATAAAGTTGTTGGTAAATCTACTATTGAGGATATACGTACTAGATTTAATCAAAACTTAGATTTAATGTTATTACATTATAATACTATTCCAGAAGCAATACAAAATGAAATATACAAGAGTATCGAATCAGATTTAAATATTAAACCTAATTTTAAAGTTTTATCTAAGATGGAAAGTATATTAGAAGGTACTGAATGGCTGGAAAGGAAAGGAGATAGTGCACCTTCGGGCTATGACCCATTTGCTGGTTTAACACCAACTCCAAAAAATACTTGGCAGGGAGATAATATAAATACTAGTAAATTATTTTAAGGTAAAAATATGTTAGACGAAACAAAGCTATTTGATTTTATAAAAATAATGTTCACAAAGCCGGGTGAATATAGTAAGATAAAAAATTATAATAAAAAGAGACACCACTTTATGGTAAATCGATTCTTTGCTATTAAATTTCCTGCAAATGCTCAATTATTTAACCGAAATGGGATTAATCCAATAGCAGTTATAGATAGCTGGTCTTTGGTTGCTGCAAGATTTAAAAGTGTACCATTCTGGATTTATACTAAAACTAAAAAATCAAATAAAAAATCAAATAAAAAATCAAGCAAATATATACCTAGTGATGAAGTAATTAAAATATTCATCGATAAAAATGAAATCGGTATTCGAGAATATAAAGAACTCGAAAAATATGCCAAGGATGATTTATATACACAACTAGAGTTAATTGAAAATTCAATTAAAGTATATTAGCTAGATTTATGAAGATATTAGAATTAAATTCACTTCCAACATCTATAGATGTTACGTTATACCGATATAATTATATAGATAATAAATTATGGGTTCAAATAAAAAATCAATTAGACTATATTGAAGTTAATAAAACTTCTGTTTTAGTATCTAAGGATCAATTGAATTTAATTTTATTACAAAATTATAAAGATGATCTTAATGCAATAAATTCTACAGGATCTAAGTTTTTTCATAATAGAGTAAATACTATATATTTTATATGGATGCTTCTTAAAGACATGAAAAATCTAAATTATCTTAAAATATCATTAAATACTGATAAATCATATACTAGAATATCTACCGATAGCGATGGTGCTAAAACTATTGATTTTGATTTTAAGATATTAACAGCTACTCTTAGACTTTCTGATATTTTTGAATATGATGAAATAAATATAATTAATTCAGCTTTATATAAATTAAATATACTCCAACAAAATGAACCATATATCAATATAGGTGCATTAAAATTAATAGATATTGTTGATACTTATTTAGTTGAATTAGAACAAAATAATGAAGATCATACAGAATCATTTTCAATCATATCAGAGTTCCTAGAATTATTTACTTATAAAATAGAAAGAGATAATCCATTAATTCTTTTAATAACCGACTATTAAAATATTAGATATATAGATTAAATAAATCTGTATACATTGAAAATATTAAAGGATTTTGGTAAACGAGAAGCATTGATTTATATTATAGTATTTCTATGGATATCATTAGGTATTATGGCTTTTTGGAGAGGCGCTAGTCTTTCTGACTTAGCAGTATATTTTGGTTCATTGACTACATATGCTGCTACTTATATTTGGGCTGAAAGTAAAAGACCTAGTGTTAAAACTGGTATTTTAAAACCAGGACCATCTTCGAGGAGAGAAATAATGATATATGCTATGGTTTTTATATGGGCAATTGCTGGTATAGTTGCAATTTGGTTTGCGGCTAACTTAGAAGAATTATCAGTTTACTTCTTTTCATTAACAGGTTTTGTAACATCTTGGTTAGCTGGAGAAGCTTATAAACCAGAAGATAGAATTAATAAAAAATAAATTAAATGGTAACAGGATATACTGCAACTGAATACGGTGATTACTTAATAGCATCTTTACAAGAACCTTACTATAATACAGTAAAAGTATTAGATTGGGAAATTATAGCAGGTGTGCAAAATTCTACAACTATCGGGACTGTTAGTACTACGGCTGGTTCAACCACACTTTTAGGTACTGGTACAGATTTTACAGTATTTTCAGCTGGTAATGAAATTATTTTAGGAAATACAACTTTTGAAATCGCTAGTATTAGCGCTCAAAACGTATTAGAACTAACAGTAGCACCAACTTTTACGACAACTAATTTAGAATATTATCTACCGGTTAATGATAATAATAAATTTGAATATGAATATAGATGGTCACATACTAATAGTGAGTTTTCGGAGTTTAGAGAATTAAATGAAGGTATTTCTATTGGAGATATCAAGTCATTAATATTTGATCCATCAAAACCGCTATGGATTGATATAAAGGCTGAGGTTGCATCATTATCTGCAGGCCATAGTATTTCAATCATATCAGTTACATTTACCTTAGAAACCGAATCAGGTGTAATAGAAAGCTGCCCACAGTTTTGTGTAGAATGTACTGATCCGTTTGCAATGGATGGTTGTGCTAATATTAAAGTTTCATGTGATACAGATACATTTAATCCTTATCAATTAACTAAAAGTGCAACAATCTATAAACAATTAGTAGGTATTACTAATAATATTTTTGGACATGATGTAACTTATTTTAGAACAGAATCTGATTCTAGAACTGAAGATATTATTCTTATGGAATATTCATTACATAATGTAGTTGAAAAGGGTACTATTAAGATTTTAGTACCAGACAATGAATTTCCAGATGAGGCAAATACATATGATATTTTTGGTATTGAATTCGCAGAGTTTGAAATCCATATTGTAGCAGAAGAGTTTGAACGAGTTTTTGGATTAGGTAAAACACCTCGTAATAAAGATTATATGTACATTCCAATTATTAATAGAATGTATGAAATAGAATCTATGTCCCTTGCCGATGAATTTAATCGAGATCATTCTTATTGGAGAGTTAAATTAGTTAAATATCAAGACAGAACTTCAGTTATTAAGGGACAATTTGAAGATGACACAGATGCTTTAGTAACAGGAGTAGAAGAAATATTTGGTGAAAGACAAGCCGAGGAAATGGAGAAGGATACAAATCCTCAACAATTCCAAACGGTTTCTACATTATATCGAGATGGTATTAGACAATTTGCAGATAAAAGTTTATCTATTATCGATTATGATTTAAAAAATAGATGGACTGTTATTAGTAAAAATTACTATGATTTAAAAAATATAACTACTAATAATACTGCAATTTTATATACAGTTCCTTCTAAATTAAGTTTAACTGAAAATTTAGGAATTAGCTTATGGTTTTCACCGCAGTTTAACAGTACAGATACTACAGAGTACGTTCTATTTGGTGATATCGCAGCTATTGGTGGATTTAAAATTTATATTAGTAATACTAAATTAAAAGTTGTAGTAGGTTCAATAGAACATGAATTTAATCATGGCTTAACTTTTAGTAATAGTAGTTGGTATGGTTTAATTTTAAATATTAGTAATACATTCTTACAATTAAGTACTTCTATTTATAAATTAGATTCAACAAATAATCAAGGTATGGTACCAGGTCAAAGACCTCAAGATGCTTCTAACAATTTAATTCAAGAGTATACAAATACTATAGAAATGCCACAAGAGTTAATTTGGAATCCAAATGAAAATTATCATCTAAGAGGTAATAATACATATATGACTAATATTAGAGTGTTTAAGAAAACAATCGAACTTGAACAGCACCATAATATTTTAAATCAATACGTTGTTAGAGATAATCAATTATCTAATTTGATTGATAATGCTATTCCAAGCTTAGGATACCAAAAATTTTACAATGCAAGATAATATGATATATAGCTTATAAACTATATTATAATATTATATGTCAGACGAAAAGAATATTAAATCACAGGCCGAAGATATCCGAAAAGAATTAGATGATTTAATTGGCGGAAATAGTCCAATTGAAGAAACTGTAAATACAGACCCGGAACTTCCGGCTAAAAGGGAAAAACAGCGACTTCCATCGTATACAGAACTTAAAACTTCTTCTAGTAAAAGAGCACAAAAAACTATTACTTCATTAATGAAGTTTTATTTAGATAGCGATATTATTGAGAAAGATGAATATATCCAGGCTAAAAAGAAAATAGATGAAATGACAATGAGTTCTTTGATCTATCAGCTACAAGCAGGAGAAAGAGCATTAACAACCCTATTACAAACAATAGAAGATGGTGATATTGCACCTAGAATGTTTGAAGTATTAGCGACCTTACAAAAATCAATGTTAGATATTATTAAGTCGCAAACAATGTACTTAATGGCAGCCGAAGAAGGTACTAAACGTATTGCTAGAGATATTGAATTATATCGTAAACGTGAAAATACCAGAGAAATTTCTGAAGCAAGTGGTGGTCAACAAACTAGTGATACCACACAGCGAGGGACTAAAGATTTAATGCGAATGATTCGTAGTGGTATTGATGGTGCTATTGATGAAGAGATTGAAGATATAAACATAGAAGAATAATATGGGAGATTCATATGTAGGAGATAATCGTTGGATACCAAAGGGTGAATCCGAAGAAGCTGCCGCTAAATTAATCTGGTCAACTAAAAGTGTTAATGAATTACTATTGGCACTAGATAAAGGATATAGACCTAAAGTACCTCTGCCTTTTTATGAAGGTAAACAGTTTCTTCGTAAAGGTAATATTGTTTTTGAATATACCGAAGCTGAAATTACAGAATTAGCTAAATGTGCTAATGATATTGTGTATTTTGCAGAGAAATATGCGGTAGTAATGACAGATAATGGAGTACAGCAAGTAAAGTTACGAGACTATCAAAAACAGATGTTACGAGATTTTCAACACAATCGCTTTAATATAGTTTTAGCGTCACGCCAGATGGGTAAAACGGTAACAGCTTCTATTTTTAACGCATGGTATATTACTTTTAATTATGATAAAACAACTCTATTACTTGCTAATAAATCTGAATCAACAAAGGAAATTATAGATAAAGCCAAGGTAGTAATAGAAAACTTACCATTCTTTATGAAGCCTGGTATTATTAAATATGACGTAATGAACGTTAGATCTGATAATGGATGTCGTTTAGTTGGACAATCAACTACTGCTAAATCAGGTATTGGTTTTACGATTCATAATTTATATCTTGATGAGTTTGCACACGTTCACCCAACAATTGTAGATTCTTTTTATGAAAATGTTTATCCAACACTATCTGCTTCTAAGATTTCTAGAATTAATATTACTTCTACGCCAAATGGTTTTAATAAGTTTTATGAGATTTATTCAGAAGCTGAAAAAGGTAATAATGAATATGTAGCAACTAGAATTGATTGGTGGCAACATCCAGATCGAGATGATGCTTGGTATAAGCGAGAACTTGGAAACTTAGGTTCAGAAGAAGCATTTAATAGACAATACGGAAATGAATTTACAAGTTCTTCTAGTTTATTATTAAGCCCAGGAACAATGAAAAATTTAAGAAGTAATGCTAAAAAGTTTAAATGGTATGACTTTGAAGAATTTGATAACATCCATATCGATACAAAAGGCTATTTAGGATTTGATCCAGACTGGGATGTAGAAGATGCTGCTAATAGCCAAAGATACTATCTATTTTCAGTTGATATTGCAGAAGGAAACGGCGGAGATTACAGTGTAATTAATATGTTTGAGATAGTACCGATGGGAGATGATGATATTAGAAATTTTGTAAGTCCGGGTGCTATGTATGATTTCTTTAAATTAAAACAAGTAGGTGTATTTAAAAGTAATGAACATCCTATTGAAGATTTTGCAAAGATATTATATACATTAGCGATTGACATTTTTAATTCGGAAAATACAAAGTTAATAATCGAATATAATACTTATGGTAGTATCTTATTAAAATACTTAAGTACGGTTTTTCCAGGTAGAAATGACTTTGAAGATGAAATGGTTTTAAGGTTTAAACACCGACATGATGCCAAGACTTTAAAACCAGGAATTAGATTAAAATCCGATAATAAATCAGTCTTTTGTCAAAACTTTAAGAAGCTAATAGAGATGAACAAGCTAAAACTATCAGATATAGATACTATTCAAGAAGCTAGTTTATTTGGAGTATTAAAGAATAATAGTTATGGTGCTCAAATGGGACATGATGATATTATTATGACAGCCATTACGGCAACCGAATTTTTTGGAACTACTGATTATGCAGATTATGTAGAAGAGCTATTAGACATAATAGATCCAGAGAAACATACACTAATGGAAGAAGTTTTGTATAAAGAAAGTGATGTACAAGGAGATTTACAGTTTGATATTTACGATTTATTGTAAATCTATATAAAGTACAAAGATTACACAGATATATAATAAAAGAAAAAAAATAAAAATAAAATTATGGCACTAAGTCCGCAATTATTACAATTTAAATCTAGTGGAGTTTACAGATTAGAATTCGATAAGTCTCAGACTGCGAATATTAATGTTGATACACTAAGATTAATTGTAGGTCACTCAAGAAAGGGACCTTACAACACACCAGTTTTAATCGATAACACTGAAAACTTCAGAAATGTTTTTGGTTCAATTGATAGAAACTTAGAAAGAAAAGGAATGTTTTTCCACAGATCTGCTATTGAAGCATTATCAAGAGGACCAATCCTAGCTTTAAATGTTAGTTCATTTGGTGAAAATGATAAAGGTTACTATGCACAACCAATTACAAATGGTTCAGTTGATAGTTTACCAGCACTTTCTAATCAAAAAACAGAGTATTCTAAATTCTTTGATATGGATAAGTTTATGACACCATCTGATTCTAAAATTTTAGAATTATCATCTACTGATAATCAATTACTTAACTTTGTTAATATCAAACAGTCTGGAATTACAGTATTTGTAAGAAAGGCACAAGATGTAGCAGAATTTGATATAACAGCTAGAGAATGGTATGGTGCTGGTGAAGTACCTGCATTTATGAATGACTTTGATTATATTTCAGATTTCATGATCGATGTTTTCGTATTTAAAGGCGAATTTAACCCAGCTGATATGGATACAGATCCAGTATATGGTGCATTCTTTACAGATGAAGGTTTAGACAAAACAAAATTAGATCAATTCGCAAATTTACGTCAAGTAACTTTAGAAGCTCAATACACAGGTTCTATGATCCCAGGATTTAAAGATCTTGAAGGTAGAAACTTATACATTGAATCTATTATTAATGCAGAAGCTCGTAGAACTGGATTATTCTGTGCAGTTAACGAAGATGCAGTAATTGATGAAGATGGAACTGGATTAGATTTAGTTGGACATTCAGTAGATTCTACAAAAAATTATGAATTACTTTCATATATTACTGGAATAGCTGGTGAATCTAATGCTAGAGCAATTGCTTATGACTTTGAGGGTGGTGCTGGAACATATACAGTTAACGGTACGTCTTTTGAAATTATTACTACTGCAACATCTATTGATATCTCTGCTGGAGATTATGTAGAGGCTGCAACTGCAATTGGAGAAGACGATAGATTAGCAAAAGTATCGAGAATCGGTAAAGTAGTTACTGAGGCTATTGATGAAGTATTAGCAACACAAGAAGATGTAGATAATGGAGCTATAGGTGCCGATGGTAATCCTGTAACAGCAATAGGTGATGTAATTGTTGCCGGAGTTGCAGCATCATATGCTTTTACAATTTACTGTGACGTAGCACCTGCTGCAGCATGGGGTGGATATTACTATAAATCATTTGAGGATGCAACTTCAATTTACAAACCATTTGTATTAAAGGGTGCAGCTTTAGATCCTAAAGAAATTAGCGACTGTTTAAATACTTTAGTTGGTGGAAATGGAGTTTACAACACATTAATAGATAAAGATGCAATAGACTTTAGATACGTAGTTGATACATTCTCTTCTTATGATTCAACTGGAATTTTAAACAAAGCGCAATTATCTCAATTAGCAATGGACAGACAAAATGCTTCAGCTATTTTGAATGCACCAACTGTTGCAGACTTTAAAGCTTCATTTGACCCTTCATTTACAGATGCAAACGGAACTTTCAATACTGCATTCATTGCACAAGGAGGTAACTTAGATAAAAACCCAACTAAAATATATGCATTACCATCAATTCAAGATGGAGCAAACTACGCGTTCTATTATGGACCTGGTTTAATAGTTAGTGATAACGGTAAAGATATTATCGTTCCACCAGCTGCTTATGTAGCAAACAACTATTTAGACAAGTATACAACTGCCCTTCCATGGTCAATTGTTGCTGGACCACGTAGAGGTGTAGTATCTGGTATAAATGTTAAAGGAGCTGAATATTCTTTTGACAAATCAGATAGAGATGTTTTAGAGCCATTTGGAATTAACCCAATAGTTTTCCAAAGAGGTGTAGGTTTAACTATTACAGGTAACAAAACAGCACAACAATCAATTAAATCAGCACTTTCTTCAGCACATGTTAGAGAAGCTCTGATTTATATCCAAGAAGGTATTGCAGATATCTTAAAAGATTACGTTTTTGAATTCAACAATGTTCAAACTCGTTTAGAAATTAAGACGGTTGTAGATTCTTTTATGGAAAGTGTAAAACAAGATGGTGGTGTATTTGAATACAGAAACATTATGGATCAATCAAATAATACAAATGATGTAATTGACCAGAATTTCGGTATTATAGATACATATGTTGAGCCAGTTAAAGGTTTAGAAATTGTAGTTCATAGAACAACAGTCTTAAATACCGGGGAAATTTCAACAGGAAACTTTCTATAATAAATAATTAGATATATAAAAAAATAAAAACAATTAAACATGGCTTTACCACATTATTCACAAGATCAGACAAGCAGACAAGGTAGACAGTTTGAACCAGTACAGGCAAATTTGTTTGAAGTAACAGTACTTCCACCAGCGGGTGTTGCAGATGCACCTTTAATGATTCAACACGTAAACTCAATCGGCGGACTAGATCTTTATAAAGAAGTAGCTGCTGTTGAACAAAAATATAAGTTCTCAACTAGATCTTATGCAGGAATGCCTGATGCAACAACAGTTGATGTGAATATTAACTTTTCACTTAACTTAAATGATGCAAATCAAGCATACTTATATAAATCAATGAGACAATGGTATAATAACCAATACAATCCACAAACTGGAGAATTAGGTTTAAAAAAGGATTACGTTGGAACTATTGTAATTGTACAGTTCAACCGAGCAGGTGATATTTATAGAACAGTAACTTTAGAAGATTGCTTTATTACTTCTGGATTACCATTTACAAATGAACTTAGTTATGAGACAACAGATGCTCAACAACTAGAAGTAACTTGGAGATGTGATACCTGGAGAGAAGTATTAGCTTAAGATAATTATCATAAAAATAGGGTTTTTAAGTAAACCCTATTTTTTTATGAAACAAAAATATAATATAATAGTATAATAATAATAACATGGATAAATTAAATAAGAAATTACAAGTTCTTTTATCTGAAGATGAAGTTACTACTATCAATAGAATTATTTTAAATGAAGCAATAGAACTTGGTGAAAGACCGATTTCAATTTCAGCATTTATTAGACAAATAATTAGAGATGAAATTGACAGAAAATCTGATAATTTAAAAGAATGGAAAAAAGATAATTTAAGAAAACTCAAAAAGAAATAATTAATGAATAGCGAAGAAAACAACAATTTAAATGACGATTATAAAAAAATCGTTGAAAGTGCTGAACAACCACAAGAACGTGAGGATTTAGGCCGAGTTGACATGAATAAATTTAAACCACAAGAAGCACAAGAAGCTGATTTTGTGTTAGGTTATCATAATATTCCAAGCATAGATTTACCATCAGGTGGAATGTTTTATCCTAAAGATACTCAAATTTCTATTCGTAGTGCTAAAGTGGCTGAAATTAGACATTTCTCAACTATTGATGAGAATAATGTATTAGATGTAGATGATAAATTAAATTCAATTGTAGAATCATGTACTAGGGTTACTTCTAATAAAAAGAGACTATCCTATAAAGATTTATGTGAAGAAGATCGTTTTTATCTAATCCTATCAATCAGAGATTTAACTTTTCCAGAGCCAGAGTCTCAGTTAACAGTTGAACATAAAGATAAAAAAGGTAAAAAGCACACTGTTGAAATTAAGAAAGATTACTTTCAGTATTTTAACATTCCAGACACTCTAGATAAATATTACGATGAAGATAAAAGAACTTTCTTAATTGAGACTAAGTCATTTGGTACTATCGAAATGAGACCTCCATCAATCGGAGTAATGCAAAAGATGACTGAATATATTAAAGACCGTCAAGAGAAAGGTGAAAACATAGATCAATCAGTATTACAGGTAATGCCATACTTAGTTCATGAATGGAGAGGTTTTACCGAAAAGGATATTTTCAAGTTTGAAATTGAAATGAATAGTTGGACAAATAAAAAATACAGTTTAATTTATAAACTAGCAGAACAAATGAAGGTTGGAATTCAACCTGAAATGAATGTGCAGATTGGGGATGTTGAGGAGGTCGTCCCAATTAGCTTTCGCGATGGCATCAAATCTCTTTTCATTGTTCAAGATATCGCTGGAGAACTTCTTTAAAACGAAGTTTTACATTTATCTTCACCTTCATATGCAACCTTCAGAACTGGAGGCCTTGGAATACTATGAATTCCACTATTTAATGAAGGACTTGGCTGACTACTTGAAGAAAAAGAATGAAGCTGAAGGCGGTCAACAAGAACAAGGTAACGACATGATGAGCAAGATGAAAATGCCGAACATGAAAATGCCAAGTATGAAAATGCCAAAATTATAAAATAAAGGTCCTAGGACCTTTATTTTTTTGATATATAGATTACAAGTAAAAGAACTTTAAACTTTATATGAAATTATTATTAGCACCTTTAGCTAAACTAGGCAACCTTATTGAAGAAGAAAAGAAGCTGGTTGAGGAAATTCACTCAGTATTAACAGTGGATTTAAAGCGTGCTTCGACTGAAACTCATAAGGAGCTAAAGCAACATACAGTATTATTAGGTGAAATTAGAGATTTATTAAAGGCTCAAAATAAGCGTCAAGAATCAGAATCTTCTGGTAAAGCACCAAAGGTAAATCTACCAGGCATAAAGGGTGGAATAGGTGCAGGGTTTGCGATTGTTGTTATGGCCGCGGCTTTAGTGGCTGCTGCGGGTATTTTTAGTGTGATGCCGTCTGTAGCTCCAGTACAATTATTAACTGCTTTAGCGGTTGGTGGTATCATGTTAATATTAGCCCCAATTTTTGTAAAAATAAGTGATTCTTTCGAAAGAAGTTCTGCTAGATTACTATTAGATAAAGTAACTGGAAATAAACTTGGAGATGCCTCTTTAAAGGGTATGATGCAAACTATGGGTACTGTTGGTTTAGCTGTAATTGGAATGTCTATTGTTACAACGTTGGCGGCTAATATATTTACATTATTACCTTCTAGTTTATCAGGAACTCAATTTTTAGTTGCCTTAGCAACTGCAGTTGTACTTATACCACTAACGGCAGCAACTAGTCTAATTATAATAGGATTAAGAAGATCAAAATTAAAACTAAATAAGAGTGGATTACAGCAAGTTGCAATCTTACCCTTAATAGTATCTGCAATGGCTTTAGGTATTGTTGGAGCTGCTTATGCATTTAGACTTTTACCTAGTGAATATGCTACATTACCCGATATTGGTTGGGTGATTAAAACTAGTCTTATTTTATTTGCTTTTTCTTTTGCATTTGCTAAAATTGCAAAAGCAGTTAAAAAATTAAAAGCAAAAGATTTATTAATGATTGCTTTAGCTATGCCAGTAATTGCATTGGGTATTATTTTAACAGCTAAAGTATTTACAATGATGCCAGGTGAAGATGATTTTAAATCACCACCCTTAAAATGGGCAGCTAAAGCAGGTTTAGCAATCTTAATATTTTCAATACCATTTGCAGTTTTAGCAACTTTTGGTAAAATTAGTAAAAGAAATCCAAAAGAACTAGGTATGGTGGCTTTAGGTATGGCTGCGATTGCAGGTGCGATTGCAGCGACTGCATGGATTTTTTCAGTTTTACCAGATGAATATAAATCACCACCCCTAGATTGGTCTATACGGGCAGGGTTAGCGGTATTGGGATTTGGTACTGCATTTGCTCTAATTGGATTAATAGTAAATAAGGTAGGGAATATCGCAAAATTTGTAATAGCAGGTGCGCTTTCCGTTATTGCAATAGCCGGAGCGATTCTAGCGACTGCCTGGATATTTTCATTTTTACCTGGGACATATGTTGCTCCTCCAATGGACTGGGCTGTTAGTGCAGCACTTGCAATTGGAATATTTGCTATACCATTTTTAATCATTGGTGCCATTGCTAGTTCAGGTGTTGGAGCCGCTGGTATTGCTCTAGGTGCATTAGGAATGATATTAATTGCCGGTACGATGTGGGTAGTTGCCTGGATTTTTAGTAAACTACCAGATTTAAGTGCAATCTCTAAGAATTTTACAGATGCCATTATGTATCCAGTTAATTCTATGATTGATGCCCTAAATAGATTCAAAAATGAAATTGGAATTGAAAACATGTTACCTATGGCTGGTGGTATTTTAGCCATTGCTGGTAGTTGGTTAGCATTAACCGCAGCTTTAGCCGGTGCTGGGATTGGAGATGTTGTAAATAAAGGTACAAGTTTTATAGGAGGTCTTATTGATAAAGGTGCAAAAGCTCTTAATATTGACAATAAAGTAGATACACCACTTTCTATTTTAGATAAATTAATTGAAAGAAAGGCAGGCATTCAAGCCTTAGCTAAACCAATGGACATACTTGGAAAAACCTATAAAGTTATTTCAGCATATACAGATTCAGTAGTTCGAGGTATTGGAGCGTTTGTACCATTCTTAGATGAAGATAACTCTGAGTATTTTACAACTAGTGCGACTGCAGCTGAGAAATTAGCAACCGCTTATCAAAAAATTGGGAAAGCAACTGAAACTATGAATGTAGAAGCCATTAAAGAATCTCGTTATATGTTTGAGGCTTTAACCAGATTGGCTGAAGCAGATGGCGAAGATGCATTAACGGTTTTTGCAGAAAAGCTAATGGTAGCAGTAGAAGAACTTTCAGGTACAGTAGAAAACTTACAAAATGCAGTAGGTGAACAATCATCGGGTATTAAAGATGTAGTTGGTGGTTTATTAAATAAAGTAACTGATAAAGTAAAAGAAGTTACAGGAGCTGCTGGTGATAAAGCAACAGAAGGAACTAGTACTGATATGAGTGAGGTAGTTGAGCTATTAGGTGAAATAGAAGAAAGATTAAATAGACCGCTTAGAATAATCGCAGAATAATCTAATAATGAAACAATATTGTTAGATTATGTATAATAAAAAAATAATATTATGCACGGAACTTTTACTGAAAACATATTTTTAAACCTAGATTCATCTAAAAAAACTACAGATGGATATTTACTTAAAGGATGGGTAGGATCACCACTTGGAAAGATTTCGTATATTACAACTAATACTAATGAATCTATTTCTGTAAAATTTACAGATAGAGAAGATGTATTAAAAATTTATCCAGATTTTAAAACTGCTGAAAAATTAGGGTTTGAATTTAAATTAAAAAATATAGAAGCAGATTTATCAGTTACTATTGATGGCCATCAATATGAAATAGGATCATTATACCCAAAAATTATTGAAAAATCAGGGTTTATGCCTAGAACTGATAAAGATATTATTGTAGTTGATGATTTTTATGCAGATCCAGATGCTGTTAGAAAATTTGCAATGAATAATCTAGAATTTAATCCTTCTGATTACCATAAAGGACAAAGAGCTAATCAAAGATTTATTTTAGAAGGTACTAAAGAAAAATTAGAAGAAATTATTGGCCGAGAAATCTACAATTGGAATCATGATGGATATGCAAACGGTATATTTCAATTTTGTACTGCAGATCAACCAATAGTATTTCATATAGATAGTCAGATGATGGCTGCAATGGTTTATCTTACACCAGATGCACCTGTTTCTACAGGAACTGCAATGTATAAAAGTAAAACAACTGGATTAAGATCATTCCCGGATAATACTAGAAATACAAAATTATATGAAGATACATTCAAAGGTCTTAGTGAAGGATATAATTTTTATGATTCAACTCAATTTGAAATGGTAGATACTGTTGGTAATGTTTATAATAGATTAGTTATCTTTAATTCATCTAATATACATGCTGCTACCGAATATTTTGGAGATAATATTAAAAACTCTAGGTTTTTTCACATGTTTTTCTTTGACGTAAAATAATAAAATTAATTTAATATGATAAATAGAGATTCAATAATAGAAAGATTACTAGAACAAGGCCACATTGTAATAGCATGTGCTGATAGAATATTAAATAAGAGGGGTGAGTATTTACAGGATATAGAAGATTTACGTAGAGATGGTAATATATCAACCAGTGAGGCCTTAACACTTATTAAAGATACCAATCTTTTTGAAAATCCATATAGACCAGAACCAATACTAGCACCTCCATATCCATATCAATGGTTTCCAGATACTACAGGAACTCCACCTCAAATTTATTGTCAAACAACTTCACATGATTAATGTATCAGTATAGAGCAAGAGTTAATAGAATAATAGATGGAGATTCAATCGTCTTAGATATTGATTTAGGATTTGATACCTGGTTAAACAATCAATCTGTTAGGGTTTATGGAATTGACACTCCTGAATGCAGAACCCGTAATCTTGACGAAAAAGCAAGAGGTTTATTAGCCAAAAACAGAGTAAAAGAACTTTTAAATAAAGGTGATATTGTAATAATCAATACCTTTAAAGATAAGGGTGGTAAATTTGGTAGGATATTGGCTAAAATAGAAAATCCAGATGGTATTGATATTGGTGAATGTTTATTAGAAGAACATCTGGCTGTAAAATACTATGGACAATCAAAATCAGAAATAGAACAAGAACATCTTAATAATAGAGATATTTTAATAACTGAAGGAATATTTATACCAAATGAAAGTTAACAAATTTAAAATAGAAGGTTTAATAGAATTTATACCAAACACCTATAAAGACAGTCGAGGTGAATTTACAGAAACATATAATCAACAGTTAATGACATCACTCGGATTGACTAAAATGTTTGTACAAGATAATCAATCAATTTCACACAAAGGTGTCTTTAGAGGTATTCATTTACAAGAAGGCTGGAGTGCTCAAGGAAAATTAGTTAGAGTTTCTAGAGGTAGTGTGATTGATTTTGCGGTTGATTTAAGAAAAGATTCTCCAACTTATGGTCAATGGCAATCTTTAAAATTAACTGCAGATTTAGGAAATCAATTTTATGTTCCAGCTGGTTTTGGTCATGCCTTTTTAGCATTAGAAGACAATACAACCTTTTGCTATAAATGTACTAATTTATACGATCCAAGTTCTCAAGTATGTATTAAATGGGATGATGAAGATTTAAATTTAGATTTAGAATCTTATATAGATTGTGATATACATATCTCACCAAAAGATTTAGAAGGAATTTCACTTAATGAATATACCAACTTATGATAATTTATATGGAAGTTACTATCAATCTAATTGCTAGTAAATCAGGTATTAAAGCTGCTAAAAAAATTGCAGATTTAGGAAAATTGAAACAAACTGAAAAATCTAAGTATATTATTATAAATAACTAAACATGGAAAAATTTA